AATGAAATCAATTTTTAATGTCATAATTAACCCTTAATGGTTTTCTTCTTCTTAATTGGTGCAGTTTTTTTAATCTTTAAAATTGGGCTGGGTTCTACTACAATATCACCAACAATAGGGTCACAATTTACTTTAAAATCAACCTTTTCGGGTTCAACAATTACTTCCTCAACTGGTTTTATTTTGGGTTTATCAACAGTCCAACCTTCCGCAAGATGATCTTGATATTCTACGGGTCTTACTGTGTGCTTATCAATTTTACCATTGATCTCTTTGTACATATATACAGACATTATTTCTCCTTGTTTAAAGTTAAATAGAAGGGGATTTTACACCCCAACCATTATTAAGATATCGCTGCACCAATAGCGTTATAAACCGTGTCAGCATCAGTGTAGGCAACTGTTGTATTTGCCGCATCAAGGGCGGTTGTGTTAAGCGTAAAGGCAGCCGCTGAATTACTAACGGTTACATAACCTAACCTACAATGTGCAGCAGCGACAGCTGGTAGGGCGGCAGCAGCAAGAACAGCTGAACCATAACCCGTTACATTTGCCGGAGCTTCTGTGGAGACTACTGTTCCACCAGAGATAGGAACATCTAAAGCTACCGCACCGAATGTATTCTGTGCAATAACAGTTGTTCCAAGTGCTACACCTGTTGTATCTCCCGCCAAGGTATATCTAATACCATCAACCTGATAATCACAAGCAGCTGTAGCAACAGCAAGTTTAGAACCATCACCAATTGCAAGGGCTGGAAGGGATATAGTACCATCACCCTTAAGTTGTGATCTTATGTCATTTACCAGAGTAGTTATGCTGCTTATTGAACTGGTATGACTTGAACCTGTAGATAGATTGGATTCAGCCAGTGCTTTGGTTGTCGCAATTGCACCATCTGTGCTATTTACGGTTGTGCATTTCTTTGTCATTTTGTTTCTCCTTATTATACTGTTATAACTGGCTGACCCGTTACACCTGTCAATCCAAGAATTATCCAACCAACGGTATCGTCAACATAATACAAAGTACACTGGTCACCAGCCGTATCAAGTACGATTGTTGCGAATCCGGTCATTGTGGCAGGAGTAATTGAAGAAGCCCCCACTGCTGTTGTCATGTATATATTCAGAATCTGACCAGGAACACCGTTTGCTACGCTATTAGCTTCTGCCCCAGCGTTTGTTTTTGTGACCATTGGATGCGTAATGGGTATTGTCAATCCATCTGTTGCTGTTGCCGCCACGACTTTAATTAAGGTATTTGTGTAAGTTGTTGTTAAAGTGTGGTGTAAAAATTCTATACCTGTTGTCTTCATATAATTCCCTTTCTATACTGAGATAACTGGAGGTGCTGAAACACCAGCAGTTCCAAGGATAATCCAGCCAACGGTATCATCAACATACAGTAAAGACACTGAATCTCCGATATCAATAAGAACACAAGTTGCCCAACCAGTAGCGGTTGTGGGTGTCAATGTCATGTCGGCTGCGTCTATTGACTGAAGAACTAAAACCTGTCCTTCTTCACCATTTGGAAGTGTTAAAGTAGTTACTGCACCAGCTGAAGAATCAAGTAAAACGAGTGGATGTGTAAGTAATACGGTTGCAGTTGTAACGGCTAAAACCTGAGTCAATGCTGCACCCGAAGGATAGTCGGTTGTTTTTACATGGTGTCTAAATTCTAAAAATCCTGCTTTCATTTTATTCCCCTTTGTTCAAGCGGGGGCCGAAGCCCCCACAAGGATTAGTATTTAACTGATGATCCACAATTAGATGGGTTACATACTGTTATTCCGTACCATACAAACAATCTGTAAGTCAGAGTAGCAGCCAGAATGTCGCTGGTGTAAAGCATATAAGCCTCAAGACCATTTTTCAGTGTGCCATGGATACAATCATTACCACCAAACGTTTTAAACTTGTCTGCTGGAATTATTCCGCCCATAACTTCTATTGCTGATTTGTCAAAGAACAGATTAACTTTAGGATCGGCTGTGTCGATATTAAGACGAGTGATTGCCGCGCCGGCTGCGATCTGAGAATCAACATTACTGTATGCGCCTTCAACTGTAGTCAAAGAAGTATCAGATGATGCGGGTGCAATCGGTCGTGGAGATATTGTCATATCGGTTCCACCTGAGTCAACATCCAGAACCGTAAATGTCATCAACTCACCAGAACTCTGCTTATCGCTCAGGCCAACAGAATAAACATTGGCTATTGTGATTTTGTCACCAACAATAAAACCAGCATTGGAAACGGTTGTTAAAACTGCTTTACGATAATCATAATTAGTACATACACCAGTTGTAGCGTTTACCGTACCACCTCTTGGAGCGTAAGAAGGTGCGGTTGCACCAACTACCCTTGAAGCATCAGCATCACCAACCATTGACGGTAAAAACGATCCAGTCAATACATTCTTGAAACCACATACGTCATTTGCAACAACTCCTGATTTCCAAGCATCTTCTGGTCTACCCACAATATTCTGACGGGCACCAAGATCAGAGGCAAAAGTCAAGCTGTTACGAGTATTAAGAATCGCAGTTCTCTCAGTAACCTTCCCCTGTCTCTCATCCATCATAGCCTGACATTCGCCAAGAAAATCAAAAGCATTTGTTGAATCATCTCTAACAAACATACTACCCTGAACAGAAATAGCACTTGCAAGGGCTGTGTTCAGTTTAGTGTTCTGCTGGACTGCACCCTCTTTAACGGCTTCCTTAAGATATGAATCATCACGGGCATCATCAATGCGAACCGTGATAACATCATTTGACGGAGTTCCGAGAAGTTTCGGATAAGTTTCCTGAATTATTCCACCAGCCTCACCGGACATATCCCAACCATCAATGGTAGGTCTACGTTGCTGTACATTTGCCCAATAAAAGTTACTGGCATTCTGCATTTTCTTTGCATCAGGTTTGTCCAATTTTACTAAATCTAACATGCTATCTTGTGCATCGGTTGTCTCTATAAACTGACCGAGCATATTTTCTACTATTTTTGCTGTTGTAACTGCCATTTATCTCACCATTCCTCTGTATTTGTACCAGCCTGCCTCGCCTTTTGCTTTATGGTGAACGCTTCTTGTCCTTTTGCTTTATCATATGCTCTTTTAAGGGCATTAGAACTGGCCGAAGTAGAATCACCACCACTTATACTATCAGCAGGGGCGGGGGCGTTACTGGTTCGTTTAGTTGTTTTTTTAACTTTCTCTTTCATTCCTCCAACAAGTATCCCGGCTTCTATCCCAGATGTATCGTTTCTAAGTGACGCTGTGAACTTGTCTAATCTTTCTTTGTTGTTGCCAAGATAAAGGATAACTTTTTCTGAATCTGAACCCATACGATGAATTAAAGTATTAAAAACATGACCACTTTCGTTAGGCATAACAGTTTCTATAGCCTGTCTTATTTTGCTATCAGCATTAATATAAACTTCAGGTTTAATCTTCTGTTGTTTAACAAACGCTTCAGCCCTCAAATTGTGATCGTTAACAGATATTTCCTGTGCCTCTCTTAATCTGTTTTGCTGTTGGTTTTGAGTGTTATCTTGCCTTATTGTGTCTATAATGAGCTGTCTGTTTTGCACCTCATACTCATTTCTGGCAACATTGTAATCTTCATCGCTGTCAAAGTCATTTTCGTTGGGTAGTTTTAAGGCTGGCGCATTAGAAGGTGCTGAACTTTTGAGTCTTTCGTTCTCAACTCTAAGCCGTTCATTCTCAGCGTCTTGATCTGTGCGCTGTTCCTTATTCTTTCCCTTTAGTTTAAGATAAGTAGAAAGAGGCACTGTCTCAGGTTCTTTCGGTTCAACAGTATCGTCAACTTCATCTAAAAATGCTGGCCTGTCCTCTTCGATTGCATTACCGTCTTCCTCCAGTTCAGGTTCTTCAGTTGTTAAATCACCATCGCCGTCAGGCTCTACAATCTCATCCTTAATAACTTCTTCCTCTATCTCTTTTGCTTCTGCTTTCATCATTGTTCCCCTTGATGTTAGGTAGTCTGTGATATGCCTCACAGTAGCTTGCGTTTACCTGTTCGCCTCAGTTATCTAGCTTTACAGTGCTAGGCTGTCTTACGCTTACTCTTCTTCTTAGCCATATTTGGGACATCTCCCAGATATTTCTTCTTTGGTTTCTTTAAGGGTGGATTCTTTTTCTTCTTTGGCATTGTCTGTCCTTTATGCTTGTCCGTATAGTTCAGCCTTGATTGCTTCATCTGACATTCCAGTAATGGGCTCAACAAATTCACTCATTTTAGTTCTGGTTTCCATGTCCTTACTGAACGTATTCATATTGTCCATTTGTATCTTTGCATCTGCTAAAAATGCTTTAATCTGTGCTTCCATTCGTTTAGTCTGTGCCTCAAAACTATCGACCTTATTTGCTGTGTCTTTGTTCTGGAACTCTAACTGCATTTCAACGCCCTTGCGTTTCTGCTCCAATAGTGCGGCTTCACCCTTCATTTTCTCACCCAGACCCATAAGCATTTCCGCTGAAGGTTCTTTCTGTTGGTTCTGAGCCTCTTCAAGTTTGGCTTCTTCTTCTTCATCTTCAGGTTTTCGATATCCCTTCACCAACTGTTCGTTTCTGACCCAGTCTCTAGTATCATCAAAATCTACACCGTCCATCAAAGACATATACTGAAGTAAAAGCATGTCATATTTTGGATCTGCTGGGTTAATACCAGCCATTAACTTCTCTATCCGGTCAAGTGTCTGGTCTTTCTGTGTAGAATAACTTGCTGAAATTGATGAATATACTTTGAATTCTAGGTTGTAAATATCGTTTAATGTTACAAGCTCCCCTGACTCAGCATCGATAATCTGATCCATCATCTTGACTTTTTTACGTGTTCCATTTTTCAGTTCAATATTAGCTTGACGAGGTACGTCATATGTCTCAGCATACATTGAAGCGCAGATTTCACCATCTCTGCGTTTCCCATGTTTCCGGTGTTCCTGATATGTCACGCTCTGTAGGTCAAGTCTTGCCTGAAGTGCTAGAATAGATTTAGTTGATAGGTCAACATCTGCGATGTCTTGTGTTGTACCAGGATTCGCCCCCTCTTCCACCGCTTGCCGTGATAGGTCAATACTTGCTGCTAATGCTGGTGGGAGGGGAGAATCTGGCATTTGTGCAATTGGGCCTTGTAATAGAGGTCTACCATCTGCGCCCTTGCTATTCATCAAAACATAAGGGTAATTATTATCAACACCGCTCACATTATACATATGTTCATAACCCTTAATCTGTTCTTTTGTAAGTACGGGTTTTGCTCTTGGTGATCTGCTTACAATATCAGCCATATAAGAAAAATTGAAATTACGAAGAATCTGCCCATCTATTTTACTTCTGACTACACCTTTCCAAGTTTCTTCACCACCAACAATTGCATGTTCTCCATATATTGGAACTACTGGAATGTGTTCACCGGCTATTATAACGCCTTCACGTTCGCCATCTTTACCAATCTCACCATTTAATATCTCTCTCCCGGATACAATATACTTTCTGACTTCCCAACGATTAATGGTTTTATCACCTTCTATTATCCATCCTTCGTCAATCATGTCATCCATAACGTCTTTAAGATCAGACTCAAACATGGTAGTTTCTTCGCCAACAGGGTTTATCATGTTGAGAATTTTGGTCTTTACTAATTCTTTATGATAGAAAGTAGAAAGATAGAACGTCTTGTCTGAGGTTACCCAATTAAAAGACTGTTCAGGATATGCAAAAGATGAAACATTAAGGGCCTTTATCTCTTCATCTGTTAGATCCTCATCTGTTAACTCTTTATAGACCGATATAAACCCGTCTTCTGTGTATCCTGTTAAATGCGAGGAGTAAAAAGCGTCTGATTTATCAAGAAGTCTTGCGCTTGGATCAAAGAATAGATTATTGTTTGCTTCGTAAATTGGTCTTCGTCTTACCACTTGATTTTTACTGTCATCACGAACAGACTCGTATTTAGTGTAAACCTCCCACGCACCGAATCCGCATACAATCATTTCCTGTTCAGCATTATTAAAGGCTTCGATTGATGTATTGTTGTGACTGTCTGCTCTGTAAATTCCATCTAACAGCTCTGCTGCATCGTCTCTATCTTCGTCAACGGGTTCAAAGTCATTCTGTACAGGATTAGACGTTAAATCACCCTGAACACCCTTCACGGACTTACTGACAAGATCAAACTCACCACGATACCCAAGCTGACACCGATCTTTCATTTTATCAGTCCATTGGGATACGTTGTAAAAATAACTATCTTCTGATGATTTCTCTCTTGTTTCTTTGGGGTATAGGTAGGCTTTGTCGTGTTTCTTCGTGATTTCTTTGTGGGTCAAAGGCATAAGAAACTCCATATTGAATGTATTTCTTATACCATTATACTCCTTTTTGGGATACTGTCAAGTTTTTTATTCCAAAATGGAAGGTTTTTATAACATATCACAAATTGAGGACATAAAAAAAGACCGCCAAATTAATGACAGTCTATTATCTAACAAAGCGTTACACATGGATGCCATAAAGCTTGGCACCAGTGAACTTACACGTTAACTGTAACAATAAAACTAAAGAACTTGGAAACTACACTGGTCTTTACGTTACCCACGGTAAAAGGTACTTGGCCAGGGGCCAGTGAAATTTCCCATC